CCGCCAAGCGCTTCGGCCTGGACGGCGACGGAACGGCACCCACAAAGGACGACCCGGCCGCCGCTAGGCTGCTGGCAGCGCGGCAGCGGAATGCAGCGGCAGCGGCAGCCCAACCCCCGGAACTCGGCGGGAAGGGCAACCGGGCCACGGCGACCGCCCGAGTCGACATCGAGAAGATGACCGACGAGGAGTTTGCGGCGCTGCCCGAGGCCGAGAAGAAGCGGCTTCGCGGCGACGTGTGAGTCTGAATCGCCCCACGTAGGGGCCTGATTCAGCCGGAATCGCACCCCGCAAAGGTGCGGATTCGCCGAGCTTGAGGCGTTAACCAAAGCGGGCGCGCGGACCTTAACCGCGATCTCGCGGAGAGCGGCGGACTGCTCAAAACAAACCCTTGTTTTGACTCAATCCATTGGAGGCCTTCATGGCATTCACCGCATTCAGCGAACTCACCACCCAGCAGAAGCTGGTCTGGTCCCGGGACGTGTGGCAAGCCGCCCGCGACCAAATGTTCATCGGCAAGTTCATCGGCTCCGGCGACAACGCCGTGATCCAGCGCGTCACCGAGCTCACCAAGACCGAGAAGGGCGAGCAGGTCATCATGCACCTCGTCGCCGACCTGGTGGAAGACGGCGTGATCGGCGACAACGAGCGCGAGGGCAACGAAGAGGCGATGCAGTCGTACAGCCAGGTCATCAACATCGACCTGCTGAGCCACGGCGTGCGCTCGAAGGGCAAGATGAGCGACCAGAAGACGGTCATCAACTTCCGCGAGATGGGCCGCAGCCGCCTGGCCTACTGGCTGGCCAACCGCGCCGACCAACTGGCGTTCCTCAGCCTCTCGGGCGTCAGCTACGCCATGAAGAACAACGGCGCCCCGCGCACGGGCTCGCCGTTCCCGCTGCTGTCCTTCGCCGGTGACGTGTCGGCCCCGTCGAGTGCTCGCAGCCTCATGTGGGACGGCACCTCGCTCGCCGTGTCCAACACGGCCAGCATCACGAGCAGCTACCTGCCGTCGTACAAGATGATCGTGGACCTCGTGGCCTACGCCAAGGAGAACTACGTCAAGCCGCTGATGTCGGGTGGCAAGGAGTACTACGTGCTCTTCGTGGCGCCCGGCACGCTGGCGAACTTGAAGAAGGACGCCGACTACCAGCGCGCAGTGGTGGGCGTGGCCACCAAGATGGGCACCGACAGCCCGTGGTTCACCGGCGGCACTGTGACCATCGACGGCGTGGTGATCCACGAGCACCGCCTGGTCTACAACACCAAGGGCGCCGCGTCGGGCTCGAAGTGGGGCAGCGGCAGCGCCATCAACGGCACGCGCTCGCTGCTGTGCGGCGCCCAGGCCCTGGGCATGGCCGACCTCGGCAGTCCGGACTGGGTGGAAAAGCTCTTCCAGTACGACAGTCAGGCCGGCATCAACGTCGACAAGATGTTCGGCCTGCTGAAGCCCAAGTTCTACTCGATCTACAACGGGTCGGTGCAGGACTTCGGTGTCGTGACCTGCGACCACTACCTGCAGTGATGCAGCCCCGGCCACGCTCCGGCTGGGGCGTGGCTTTTCCTTCCCCTTGTTGTTGAAAGGAGGCCATCGTGCCCATCACCCAGAACTCCGCTCGCCAAGAGCTCATCCACGCTTTCGTGGACATCAACCTGGCCGACATCGCCAGCAACGTCGCAGCCCCCGCGCTGAAGCTGCCGCCCGGCGCAGTTGTCGTCAGCGGCGCCCTCGTCACCACCGAAGCCTGGAACTCGACTTCCACCGACGTGATGGACGTGGGCGACGCCAGCAGCGCCACGCGCTACCTGACGGACGGCAACATCCGCGCGCTGGCCGCCCGCGTTGCGCTGGTGCCCACGGGCTTCATCGTCACGGCCACCCAGCCGAACATCACGGTGACGTGGACCTCCGGCGGCGGCACTCCGACCACCGGCAAGGTGCGCCTGGAAGTGCAGTACTACGTGCGCGGCCGTTCGGCCTTCACGCAAGGCTGATCCGAACCTTGATCGGGTTTCCTCGCCGGCTCACGTCGGCGGGGTTTTTTGCCGCAGAGCAACAGAGGACACAACATGAAATTCCGTTCCCCGACCGAAACCCCCGTTTACATGGCCCTGACCACGGGCCACACCTTCGTCGTCGGCCCTGAGCTGGTGGAGGTGCCCAAGATGTTCCACCGCCAGGCGGTGATGGAAGGCTGCCTGCCCGAGGGTATGGACGCCTTGCCTTCTGACGATGGCCCGCCTTCGGACACGAAGATCGACCTCATCGTGAAGGCCATCAAGGCCATGCTCGCCGACCCCAAGGACGGCGACTTCAACGGTGATGGCAAGCCCGACGTGCGCAAACTGTCTGCCCGCGCCGGCTTCACGGTTCTGGCCGACGAGCGCAACAGCGCCTGGACGCTCATCAACGACGAAGACCAAGGCTGATTGCCGTGACGCTCGAAGACCTCATCGCCGCCTTCCGTTCGCGGGCGCAGGACACGGCCGAGCCGTACCTGTGGAGCGACGCTGAGGTCAAAGAGTTCGTCAACGACGCCGAGAACGAGGCGGCCGAGCGCGCCAGCCTGCTGCGCGACACCATGACCGTCGCGGTTTGCGAGGTGGATGTTGTCGCCGGCACGGCGGCCTATCTGCTGGACGCGCGCATCCTCCGCGTGGAGCGCGCCAAGCTGGACCTGGGCAGCGTGCCGTTGTCGCTGTCATCGACGGCGGCCATGGACCGCGGCGCCGGCGTCACGCCGCGCGACTGGCGCACGCAGTCCCTCAGCTGGCAGTCCGGCGTGTCCGGCTCCGGCTGGGAGCAGCGCACCGGCACGCCGGCCATGGCCTTGCTGGACCGCGAGGGCGCCCAGTGGAAGCTGACGCTGGTGCCCAAGCCGGTTGTAGACGACACGCTGCGCCTGCAGGTCTTCCGGCAGCCGCTGGCGCCCATGGCCGCGGACGACGACACGCCCGAGATCCCGACCCGGCTGCACATCCGCCTTGTGGACTGGATGATGTACCGCGCCTACAGCAAGGAAGACGCCGAGACGTTCAACCGCACGAAGGCGATGGAGGCCGAGGCCTTGTTCACTCGCGCCTTCGGCGAGCGCATCGACGCCAACGCCAGGCGCAAGCAGGACGACCGCGCGCCGTGCACAACGGTCTTCCAAGAGTTCTGACCCAGGAGCCCGCCCATGACCAAACGCTTGTACCCCAAGGGCGCCGAGCTCACGCTCACCAAGCAGATCGACTGGGTGGGCGACACCATCAAGGTGCACCTGATGGCAGACGGCTACGTGCCGAACTTCAGCACCGACGAGTTCCGTGATGACATCGCGGCGCACATCGTGGCCACAGTGACGCTGGCCAGCAAGACCGCCACCGGCGGGATCTTCGATGCCGCCGACATCTCGTTTGCGGCCGTGGCCTCTGGCAGCGACTGCAACGCCATCGTCTTCAGCAAGGAAAGCGGCACGGACGCCACGAGCCCGCTGCTGATCTACGTGGACGACGCCGACATCACGAATTTCCCCGTGACGACTTCGGGCGGCAACGTGAACGTGGCCATGCCGTCGTCGGCCTACAAAATCTTCAGCCTGGTTCCCTGACCGGAGGGCAGCATGGCTCTTGAGTTTCGGGACCGGGTTGCAGACACGACGACTACGACGGGCACTGGCCCGTTGACGCTGGCGGGTTCCCCGCCAGCCGGCTTCCGCGGCTTCTCGGCGCACACCACCGGCGCAACGGTGCGGTATGCCGTCGCCAGCCCGGACAACACAGAGTGGGAAGTGAATGAGGGTATTTGGACGGCCTCGGGGCTGACCCTGACCCGAGCTACCGTTTTTGCATCAAGCAACGGCGGGTCGCTGGTGAACTTCTCGGCGGGCACCAAGACCGTCACCGAGGCGATGGTGGCCGCGAGCTTGGCCGCGCCCAGCAGCGAGGTGTGGGTTCAGGGCGGCAACGGCCACGGCAGCACGAACACCCGCATTCGGCGCTTCACCAACACCCTGCTCAACACCGGGGCCGACATCACCTACGCCGATTCCGCGGCCAACGGCGCCACGTTCACGATCAACACTGACGGCATCTACGCCATCAGCTACACGGACGTCTTCTCCGGGGCTTCAAACATCGGGTTGTCGCTCAACTCAACCGAGCTGACCACCAACATCAACGCCATCGCGGCGAGCGCACGAATTGCCATGGCCACGACGCCAGCGGCCGACTTCGCTTTATCGCTAGGCGTGACGCTGAGGCTGGCGGCTGGCGATGTGATCCGTGTTCACACGCAGGCAAGCGGGGCCAGCGCGGCGCCGGAGCGAGCGCAGGTCCGAGTGATCCGCGTGGCGTGACATGACCTTTGGCGTCACCGCTCTAGGCACGACGGCGCTGGGGGCGCCGGGCAGCGAGCCGCTTAGCGCACTTGCTTCGCTCGGTTACATCGTCAACCTGGGCTCTTACGCTGCAAGTTTCGACACGCAGCATGCCCTGACATCTCTCGGCAGCATCGTCAACTTCGGCGCCGGCTACTCAAGCGGGGGCAACGTGTTCCCCATGAAGTCGCTGGGCGTCATTACCCGGTTTGGGCGTATGACCACCATCGGCGATTCCAGCAGCGAAGTGCCTTCGCTGGGCTGCGTGGCACGGTTCGGCCATATGTCGGCCATCAAGTTCAAGAGGCGGGCGCTGGCATGAAGATCGACCGATTCACGGGTCTGGACAACCAGAACACCGGCTTTGACGAAGAGAGCCTGAAGCCGGGCGACCTGGTGGAAGCCACGAACTGCTACGTCGACAACGACGGCTGGATGGTGCGGCGCGCGGGCTTCGCGCTGGCGAGCTCGGGCGTCTACACCTCGCTGTGGAAAGGCACGTCGCTGATGCTGGCGGTTCTGGCCGGCAACCTCGTGAAGGTGGGCGGCGGCACGCTCCACGCCAGCGTGGGCACGGCCCGCATGTGGTTTGAGGAGTTGCCGGATGGCCGCGTGATCTACACCAACGGCACGGCCTCGGGCGTGGTCAACGCCGCCGGCACGTCGCGCCTGCCCTGGGGTGTTCCGGTCCCTGCCGGCGCCGGCAGCGGTGCGAACACCACCGGCAGCCTTGCGCCTGGCGTCTACAGGTGGTGCGTGACGCACCGCCGCACGTCGGATGGCCTAGAGGGCGGCCCGGCCTACTCGGGCACCGTGACGGTATCCGGTGGTGGCTTGGCCCTCACCAGCCTGCCGACCCTGGCCGACCACACGCTGAACGTCTACGTGACCGCGGCGAACGGGACCGAGCAGTTCTATGCCGGCAGCACCTCGGGCAGCACCTTCACGTTCACCAGCGCGGCCAGCCGGGTGCGGCGCTGCATGACGCACTACTGCAAGGCGCCGCTGGCCGGCGGCATCCTGCCGCGGTTCTGGCGCGGCCGCATGCTGCTGGCGGTGGGCGACACGCTCTATGCCACCAAGGCCCGCACGCTGCACCTCTTCGACGTGAAGGAAAGCGCTCGGCGCTTCGGCGGCACCATCACCATGGTGCAGCCCGTGGAAACCGGCATCTGGATCGGCACCACGGAAGGCCTGCACTTCATGGGCCCCGGCAATCAGTTCGACAAGCTACCGATGGTGCGCCAGATCGACGGCCCGGTGCTTCTCGGGTCCGGTGTGGCCTGCCGCGGCGGCGCGCTGATGCGCATGGGCTCGCAAGGCCCCGGGCTGGCCGGCGACGGCAACGACGGTGCGCTGTGCATCGCTGCCCGCGCCATCACGGCGCTGTACTCGGACGGTTCCTGCCGGTCCCTGACCGATCGGCGCTACCTGGTGGCCAGCAGCATCACGTCGGTGGCGGCGGCGGTGATCGAGAACTCCCCGCTGTCTCAGTACATCGCGGTTCCGCAGTGACCTGGCTCAAGCCGCTGAACCCTCGCGGGGAAGCCAGCGCAGGGGACAACAACGACACGCAAGCCGCATGGCTGAGCGTGATGCAGGGCGAGGCCAGCCCTGGCCTGATCGCGGAAGCGCGCAAGGCGTTCGCCCGCCACCTCGGGGACATCAGCCTTTCGCTGGCCGGCTACCACGCCATCACCTACAGGCTGCCGGACGGCTCAACCATGCGGGTGGTGAGCAACAGCGGCATTCACCAGGTGCAGCTGTGGCCGCTGCAGGACCAGCCGAAAACGGAGCTTCCGCACGGCTTCGCGGTGGTGACGAACTGGGCAACGCCCAGGATCTTCAAGCGGCGCACGCTGCCGACTGTTTCGTGGGCCACCGACCCCAGGCAAGTTCCCCAGGTCAAGACCGACATCGAAGGCGAGAACCACGTCTTCAGGGCCAGGGGTGCAGCGTCCTACTTCGCGCACCCGATGGTGCTGACCGACACCACGCCGCTGCGGCTGTGGGACTACGCGCCGCGCGGCATCGCAGGCGCATTGAGCTCGGCGAATCCGGTGGTGCCGATCTGCCTTCAGGTGGGATCGAACTACACCACTGCGAATGTGCACTACGGCATCGACAACGTGATTTACGGGCCGGACGGCACGGCGCTTTACACCATGGCGCTGTCAGACCCAATCCTTCTCAGCCCCGAAAACCCGGTGCACGCGCCCGCGGCGACAACGGCTGCAGGCACGGAAGCTCTGCTGCAGCACATCCGACTGGCGACGACATCGCCAACCTTCGGCATCTACACCGCACGCTTTGCCAACGAGCGCCTCGCCAGGCTGAGTGAAACAAGCTACTCGCTCGCCGAGCGCAACGTCGTGTCGATCACGGGCCCGATCGGAGCGAGCGCCCCACCAAGCGGCAGCACATCTTCCACGCTCGGCGAAAGCACTGACTCCAGCAACGTTGACTTGAAAATCACGTATCTTGGCGCTGGCGGCGCGGGGGGGAGCATTGGCTGGACCGATGGCCTGGGGCCGATTTCTTACAAGACCCGCGTCGTATACGACCAAGACCTGCCAGTCCCGGACGGCTCGCTTACCGTAAGCGAAACCGCCACGCGAGAAGAAGGCACATTCACCGCGGCGGCGACGACGGTTGAATTTAAAACCATTGCCCTACCGGCCGAAACGACGGCGATTTACCCGCAGCTTCAGATTGACACCAGCGCGACAGGCTCTGTGTACTGGCGGGCGGGGCAGGTCGAAGTTGGCGTACCCGACCCGAGCACAACGCTTGGAACATCGCTTTGGTATGGCATTGCTCAAATCCGAAAGTTCAGGATTGACACGCAATACTCCAGGGAAACGAGCCCAAGGATTCAATATGTTCTTGGCTGGGCTGATCTGAAGCTGCTGGAGGGCAACACCACGGGTGAATGCGATGGGCGCACTCATGTAAACACGACGGCTTCCGCGCACACCCTTGCATCAACTGCCTCTTCGGAATTTGAGTACACGTTCGCCGGGGATGCTCCTGGGGTAACGTCGACAAGAGCGGAGTGGGTTGCCCTAGCTGCTCCGCTGGATATTGGCCCCGCAGTGCGGGCGGCGATTACTGCGTTTCCACGCGGCTCACTGCCAATCTGGGGCACGCCAGCAACCGTTGCTGACGAGCGCCCCATAAACACCGGCAGTTATACGCTGACCAGCCGATACGTTGTCGACTTTGACCACAAGGGCCAGTTCTACGCGGCCGTCAAGGTTGTTGTGAACTGCGTTGAGACGAACTGGAAAGGCGCTGCGGCAAGCACACTGCTGACGACTGCGACGGCCACGCGCCCAGCGTTTGAGTTTCAGGAAATCGTCAAGCAGAACCCGTACTACTTTCTCACCGGCGAGCCCGACAAGCAGGAAATGATTGTCCGCATGCCGCCGTCCTTCGGCTTGCCAATTGAGGCGATGACGCAGATCAAGACGATCTGCAGCCACCAGGGCACAAGCCCGGCAATCGTGTGCGCGGACGTGCGGCCCGACATCACCGGCGACGCGGCGGCCAAGGCGCAGAGCACAACCGGCATCGAGTTTTCGACCATCGAGCGCGGCCGGCTCACCCCGCATGACCGCTACGTCACGGGCCAGCTGTACGCCAGGAGCTTCAAGCTGTCCGACTTCCCCGATGCGCTGTGGCTGCTCAAGGCCACGAAGTGCGACGCCAAAGAGGACGACGGCAGCACAGGGTCGAGCTACTTCTACATGCCCGACCTGGTGGCCGCGCTGGCTGCTGACCGGCACGTCGAGGTGCGCGACGGCGTGCACGAAACATGGTCCGACGAGTTCATGCCGGGGCCTGACCAGCCGGCGGACCCACTGGACCGGGACATCAAGCTGTATAGGGTGTGAGCATGACCGCAATCGTGATGAACACGCGAACCGGGGCCGTGACTGAGTACGGCGCCAGCTTCGCATTCGTGGGCCTGACGCCGACGCACGCGGCCAACGCCAGCGGGCTTTTCACGCTGGGTGGCGAGACGGACGCCGGCACCGACATCAG